CTGCTAATGGATCTTCTTCAGTAGAAGTTTCATCTTCACCTTCTTTTTCAGAGTCAGCCTTTTCTTTGTTTTCTTCTTCTTTGTATTCACTGTAATATTTACAAAGTTTAGCCATATCTTCTGGTGTTAAAGTAGTTTGGCCATATTGCTGAAAGAAATAGTCTTTAAATTCTTTTTCTGTTGCAGATGCCTTAATAGCTCCTAAAATTTCAACAGCTTTAATTACAGTGTCTGAACCATCAGCTGATACATCATCGATATAAACATCTGAATCTTCTGCCTTAACGGCTTCGGCTTCAAATATAAATTGTTCGAATGTTTTAATTAATTTTTTCATATTATATGTATTCATTTTATTTTATTAGAATCCACCAGCACCTGGCGCTCCGCCCATCATAGCCATTGCGTTTGGATCTTCTGGTTCTGCAGCTTTTTTGGCTTCTGTTCTTGCTTTAGCAGCTTCATTGGCTGTTTTATCATCATTATTTAGCTTTAAGTATTTATCTACTAAGAAATCTAAATCGAAATAATGTTCTTCTTCCATAGTTAATGGATTCGTTGTCATTAGATTATTACGCATATTGCCAATAAAGTCTAAACGTTTTTCCATGATTTCCATGTTTTTCATTTCAGCAAACATGTTTTCTTCATTATATCTTAACGCGATTTGTGTTCTAAACATTGGATCCTCTTTGAATTCAGGGAATTTAATACACATTTGCAACCATAAAGGCTTAACTAAAATTTCTTGGAATGAAGATCTTAAACGATTAACGAATTTAGCAAACTTAATCTCATCTCTGATCATACCATCAGCTGCCATGTTGTTTTCTCCACCGCCATCTTCGTACATAAATCTACTATATGGAATCTTAGAAACGTGCTTTAATTTATCTGAGAAGTATTTTAAAGACTCAACGTCATTAATTTCTGGACCTTCACCGCCTAAAGTTTCAATTTCTGGTTGTTCACCGTCTTTTGAAGGTAACCAATATTCTTTATTAAATTGAAGCATCGGTTTACCATTGGTATTAAGAACACCTGAATCCCAATCAAAATCAACTACTTCTTTATAGTTATTCATCAATTGAGCTAATGATTGTTTTGCTCTTGTTTTAGATTTACCGCCAACTGGGATAATAAATTTCATTCTATATGAAGCATTTGTAACAGCCCAAATAACTCTGGTATGTTCCATAACTCTTAATAAGTTAAATGCTCTAATTAATCTTTCTACGTAAGAAATACGTGAAGCTGTAGTAATAGAAGAGTATGAGATATAAATAATTTGAGCATCGTATAATTTACGCTCTTTAATTGGATCATCTTTAAACTGAACCCAAACTTTTTTACCATCTTCTTTATTGTAACCTGGGACTAACGTCGTTGGATCAATTTCTTTGAAACCAATAATTTCTGTCATTTCAGGATTGTAAATGATCTCAAATGCTAAATAACCATCAATTAACCATTTTCTAAAGTAAAACCATGCTGATTGATCTCCAGCAAATCCAAAATATTGGTAGATATTTCTAAATGATTTATGCATATATGATGTAACTTCTTCAGAAACTTCCATACCAATTAAGGTTGGTGTTGCTACGAAATTTTTCTCATCAAATACAATAGATTCATCACAAAGAATATCTAAAATGTCTTCAATTTCATCATAAAGAGAAAATTGTCTTAATTCATCTCTTTTAGATTTATAATTCATGTCAAAGAACGGAAGGTTCTTTCTCATGTTAGTATCTGCCATAGAAAGTGCAGCAAATGCACCGTATATGTCATCTGAATCAACGCCCATTAAGTTCATTTGGCCATAACCAAATTGATCTTCCATTGGACCGATCGCTTGTGATTGTCTTAACACTAAGTCGTCATAATACATACCAAAAGACGATAACTTTTTAAGAGTATCGCTCAAATTAAAAGGTCTTTTACCTGTACTAAACGGTCCGTTTCTGTCTACGAATCCTGCCATTATATTTGTATTTAGTTTTTACTTATTTAATTATATATTCATATTTCTATAGTACTCTGTGAAAAGTCTCTTGATTTTCCACGGACTAGCACCATTTAACTTTATAAAATCACATAAAGCTATTTTAGCCCAGCTCTCATAAGATACTACGGCTTGATTCTTTTTAAGATGCGTTTTATATCTTCTTATAGCAAATCCAAAGCCGTATTTGTCTAAATATCTCTTAACAACTTCGTATTTTAAAGATCTTAATGGACTTTGTAAACTAGCGTTATCTTTTTTAATACCTGTTTTTTGAGCAGCTATTTGAGAGTGGTACATTTTATAGAAATTATCTAAGAATTCTTCTTTGAATTTAACTGGTAATAAATTTAAGTTAATACCACATTCTGTTGTTTTATCTATTGGTAAAAGAGCTAGAACGACTGGATTCATATCCCACCATTCTAAAGTTTCTTTTGTTACTGGATTGACATAATCAAAAACATAAATTTTACCTGGTTCAAATGGTTTAACAACACGCTCGACCGATTTATCTTTTCTGCTTTTGAGAGCATCTGAAAACCATTTCTCAGAAACATTTCGAGCCTCTTTTTTGCTCTTGTTTTCTTTGATCATTTTCAATATTTCTTTCTTAACGTAATCCATTAATCGAGTCTTCTGTTAAAACTATAAAATTCCAGTTTCTGTTTTTACAATATTCTTTTGCGAACGTATATTTGTCTAAATTCTTAATATACTGTTCTGCTAAAAATTGATATGAACTTAAAGCTTTTTTAGAAGCTTTTTTTGGGGGCTCTGGTTTTATCAATTGTTGCTTAGGTTTGATTTCTACTAGAAATTCTTTAAGATTATTATCTTCTTGAAGAACTTTCATATAGAAGTCTGGATAATATATATGCTTTTTATTATCCGCTCTAGATATGTATTCTATTTGGACCGGCTCACTGGACCACATCATAACTTTGTCATTGTTATCACACCACATCATAAACTTTCTTTCCCATGAAGATCTGTATATGATCGGAGTAGGACCAACGTACTTAGTTGGATCATTAGGTATATAGTAACCTTGATTAAATCCTGACTTTTTTGTAGGTCTTACGTTTTTTATTGACATTATTATATTGTGTAAATTCCACCCATATCGCTGTCTTCTCCGTTGTGAGAATTAGCTTTATTTAATGAGATAGTACCTTTGTATTTTTCTGGGTGAATTGCATTCCAACCTTTAGCATAACCTCTTTTAGCGATTTCTGTAAAGTATGCAAATGCATTGGTGTATTTAGGATTAAAGCCTTTCCAATACTTTAACAAATCCAAAATAGCAAATGATAGACAATCTTCTCTGTCTTTTTCATCAACATATTTCATTCTGTTAATTGCTTTTTCTGCCAAAAGAATAAGCATTTTTTCTGCTTCTTTAGTTAGCTTCTCTTGCTCTTTTGAAATTACGATTTGATCGTATAAATCCCTATTGTTTAAATAGTTTTTCTTTCTGGCCGTTTTCTTAACCGGCGTTGTAGTTTCAACAACTGCGGGTTTTTGTTCTGTAATGTTTGTGTTTGTTGCCAATGTATGTCTGTTTTTAGTTTATTATACGTAAATATTCAATTTTGTTTATAAACTAAAAAGGGGACGCATTAGCGACCCCTTTTAAATATTTGTATGAAATGTTATGCTTGTAATTCAGCGATTTTATCTTCGAATGATTTAATTTCAGATAGAAGAAAGTTATTAGCTTCTTTAATTTCTGGTAAATTTCTGTCAGCTTCTGCTAATACATTTCTTTGATCTTTTAAGAAAGCAATAGTTTCTTGAAATTCATTAATTTGTGCTTGTACATTAGCCAAAGTAGATGCTTCACCTTCTAAAGACTCAATTAAGAATGCAGATGCATCTTCGCCTGTTTGTTCTTTAACATATTCTAAAGCTTCATTTGCATTTTTAGCTTCAAAGAATTTGTAAATGTGATTTCCTTTATTGTTTCTAGAAACATAAAGTTTTTCATCAGCTTTGATTAAATCAACTGTAATGTTATTTCCTTCAAAACATGCAACCATGTCTAAAACAACATAAGATTCCAACATCGCTGGAATAGCTTCAAATAATTCAGCTGTTTTTAAGTTTTCATATCTGATTGCACCACCTGCAAAAACATGTTTAGAAAAGCTTTCAGATAAAATTTCTGAATTACCCCA